GCAGAACAGGATCTTTTACAGACTAAGTACAGACGGGAAGAAAGAAACTTTCGGAGAGACAACTTAGCCATCGATAAAAAAGCACAAGCGAACCGAGACGATGATCGCGAGATAGCAAAGAAAGAAAGACTTGCCAGTAGGCTTGCAGATAAAACGTACAACACAGCAAGGCTTGCCGCATTAGCTAGACAGGATGAGGTAGCCAAAGGAAAATTAACAGCCCAAGAACTAGCAGCGGAAAAAGTAGCGGTAGATGAGCTTAACCTAAGAAACGGGGGTCACTTTACGCGACTCTCTAGCCTAGCAGATAGCGGGGATTTTGCTTCTATGCAGGAATATCTGACAAATTTTGGTGATGATATTTTTAATACCAAATCCCACCTTCATTTGCCTGACCTTCTAAACCCAGACACTAATGACAATTTTGCCGGTTTACTGAAAGACTTTCAGAGCATTGCAGCGGGCGAAAATCTTGAAGAGGTTAGCCCAGCGTCGAAGGCAGCAGCTTCTGTGATGTTAATGCAAAACAGAAAACAATTTGTCGGTCAAAGGCTTGACTCTTCCTTCGTAAATGCACCTCAAATGTATAGAGACCAAGGGTTTAGAATTATAGACAGCGGCGTTCATAGCCTTAACTCAAGAATGACTGAGGTAACAGATGCCAATGGTGAAAAGACGAAGAAACCAACGGTCGGCGCACAAGCGTGGGTGGAAGTTGATAGAGGTGATGGTAACTCCGCATTTTATCCAGCATCTATAACTAAAGGCGGCAACCAGGGAGAAGTAACCGAGCAAGATATGGACTTCGGTCAAGCGGGACAAGGCATGGCAGGGATGGTGCAGATATCACAGTTTATGCAGAAGAACCCTTTGATTAAAACCGCTACAGAAGAATATATGAAAGAAAGAAATTTTGGCAGTCCAGAAAAATTCGAGGCGTTCGTTGCTAAGGAATTAGCCGCGATTTACAAACAAGTTGAAGGAATGGAAAAAGACAACAACTTACCAGGAAACCTAAAGTCAATGGGGTTTGAGGGAACCGTAGGCGATGCTTTAAAAAACAGACAAGATGTTAGAGCAAAGGTAGTTCAAAACGCATTATACGGACCATCAAAAAGGTCCGGCGGTGAACGAGCGAAGGCGTTTTTCGAAGGCGTTGAACGCGATTTCCCTAAGATTACATACGATTCTAGAGGCGGCGGTCCTAACAGGATAGGTCGGAAAGGGATCGATTCAATAGACTCGCTTCTTACTCTCGGAATAGATGATCTTTCTCTGACGCAAAAATTGAGCATTGGTGAGCTGGCTGATGATGACGGTCATATCAGCGGGGATAACGTAGACAAGTTATTGGCTTACTTGGGGACTCAAGAAAAAGAAACCAGATTACCAACATATAAAGCGCCCAACCCTCTTGGTGGGAGTGGTCAATAGCGATGGCATTTTTTAACAGCAAAAACGATCTAAGCCCAGAACCATACGATACAGATCCGTTCTACAAGAAAAGCAGCGAACCCAGAGACTTCACTCTCCCCGAAGAGGAAGAGGATGACAGTTTCGAGTTTGTTAAAGGCATCAAGTCTGGCGTTGATCAGACGCAAGCTCTCGCTGGTGGACTAAAAGCAGCGGTCGGTTCCGCTGTAGGTAATAGAGAATGGGTCGATGACGGCTTAGATTATTACCGTCAGCAAATGGATGAAGCTTCCCAGTACGCACCAAGAACAGCCTTTGAAGATGAGTGGGGAGAAGACGGGTGGGTTGACCAGTTCACCGACTTTACTGATTGGCTGTCTTTTACTGCGGGTAACCTGGTTCCCAGCATGGTTGGGATGATCGGAACAGGGGGATTTGGAGGAGCTGCTGCAGGGGTAACTGCAAAAGTAGCGGTTACTGCCGCGATAAAGAAATCCATGAGAGACAGGATGCAAGACGCTGCTCAAGGCGTAGCCGAGAATCAGGTTCTGAGAGAGTCTCAAAAGCGTTACGTTGGTCTTGTTGCTAAAAAATACAGCAAGATAGGCACTGTAACGGGAGGTGCTGCCTTTAGCGCAGGAGCTGGAGTCGGTGAAAGCTTCGGTCGCATTGTTGAAGAAACAGGACTAGAAGACCCTGCGACAGCTTTTAGTGCTGGCATCGCTATGGGTGCGATGGACCTTATCGGTGTTCCGTTTAGGGCATTTAGAAAAATGTTTCCTGACGAATCTTTGGACGCAATCAGAAACGACCTAGCAGAGGAAGCTCTGAATGAGCGCAGCACAATCAGGAAAATGTTTGACCGTGTTATTACCCCAGAAACAAGACTTCAAGCAGTGGGTTCAGAGGCTCTTAAATCAGGAGTACTGGAAGGCGTTACAGAAGTAGCCCAAGAGGGGCTGTCTCGTCTAGGCGTTAAGTGGGCGTCCAAAAATCTCTCAGAAGAGGACCAGGAAAAGTTTGAGGGATACATGTTTGGCGAAGATGCTATCTCTTCCTATATCCATGCAATGGCAGCAGGAGCTGTCGGCGGGACTTTCATGGGAGGCATTACAGGTGCCGCTGCCGGTCCTACAGTACTTCGCGAAAACCCTTTGATTGCGGAAGATGACGATGAGGGAGATGGTCCTCCCACAGCTCCACCTACTGATGGCACAGCTCCACCCCCTGATGCCACAGCTCCACCTACTGATCCAGAAACCCCAACTTTCAGCGTAGAGCAGGAGAGAGAGAGGGAGCGGATAATATTAGAGCAAAGGCAAAGGGCATCTGAAGCTTACGAAGACGCACAGAATAACCCAGGGAGAGAACCTCTGCCGGAAGCTATGGAAATTAAGCTTCAGAACACGGTAGAAAATATGCCGTTCGTAACAGGAGAAAAATCCTTAGAAAACTTAGCGGAAGCTAACGGTATAGATAGAGGAGAGCAGCTAGAAATTTTAGAGGTTCTGGAAGAGGAAGGCAGAATTATTGTTGACCGAACAGGAGAGGTTGCTACTTACGAGCTAGTTCAACAGGACGCTCCCCAAGAGCAAGCAAGCAGCCCTGTGGTAGAAGACCGATTCGCCGATCTTACCGGACTAGAAAAAGAGCTGGCAAGATTCAACGAACCTACGGATGGGTTAGATGTAGCTGCGTCTGGGATCGTTAATCAAAGCCCTGGAGACCTCACTTCTACCTTACCTGTTGCTGGTGATTTCGACCCAACAGACGCCCCTATTGATCAGCAAGTGGCTGATATAAACAACCAGACGGCAGGACCGACACCGCAGCCAAACGGCGATGACAGCATTACTCAGCAAGGAATGCCGACATTTGGAGCGTTAGTACAAAAACTCTCTGGAGTCGGATCGACAGCACCCAAAGACACTGTTGGAGGCAAGCAAAGCGATGATGACTTACTAAGTATTGTAGAGTCATTTGGCGCCACCGATGTGGAGAACTCTCCCGAATTAAAAACTTTCACATCAGTGCTAGTTGAAGCTATACGCAGAGGACTTCCAAGAGCGGCACTAGATTCGGTGAGCGGGTTCTATGGCTTTGACGGACTTCCGGCTGAAGGCAACCCGACTTATGTACCGGCGGCTTACAGCAACAGCACCAACACAGTCGTTGTTAACAAGGCTTTTATCCGAGAAGCAGCGACCAACCCTGTGGCTAAAAAACAGCTCCTGTTTGCGGTAACCCACGAACTGTACCACGCTCTTGACGCAGCTAAACAATTTAGCACTGAAATGCTTGGCATGCGGGTTGAGCTAACTAGGGTTGATGGCGAGATAAGGATGGACCTAGACTCTCTTACAGGCGAGATGTATGGCGCCTATGCCGCTGACAATGATCTTGGGAAGGTTTTTAAGTACCCTTTCGACACTCTCGCCAATTACCTAGAGAACCAAGTAGGTGGTAACTTAGAGGCTGGGGCGAAAATGATGCGGATAGAATTGTTCGCGCAAGCTGGCGCCGTATTCACGAACAACCCGAAGCTGCTCAAGAAATTCGCGCCTCAAACCTATAAGATGATGCAAGATATTCATGCAGATTCAAGGTCTTTAACGGAGAGAAGAAATGCAAGTAACACTCAAAGCAAGGACGCCGCTGACGGAGAACGTGCAGAAGTACAAGGAGACGTTCAACCACCTACCGTCGATAGAGGCGATGAAGCATCTGACACCGGAGAATCTGGACGCGATAGCGAAGAAGGCGGTGGACAAGGGGGAACCGATACCGGAGTGGCGGGACAGGGCGACAACCAAGACGGGGACGGTGATGGACGAACTTTATCAGTAAAAGAACAGTTCGAGAACCAACAAGGGCTTGATGAGATACCGCCCAATGATAGTCGCGTTGATGGACCTAACACTTCTCGCGCTAATGAAGGTTTGGCAGACGATGAAACTGAGGCAAATGCTGAACAACAAAAGAGAGAGTTAGAGCAACAGATAGCAGATACCAAAGAAGACGGCTCTAGTGAAGAAGAAACGGTACGGGAAACTCAAAGCAGCGTTGAGGGATTGCAGCCGATTCAACTACCCGTTGATGAGCTGTCACTTTCTCAGGATGTTCCACAGTTTAAGACAGGAGCTAACGATCAGGGTGTAGTTGAGCGTCTAGGTGGGACGTTTGACAGCACAGGCGTTGGTCCCATTCTCGTATGGGAGCGTAACGACGGTAGAAAAGAGATTATATCAGGTCGCCACAGATTCGAGTTGGCAAAACGGAGCGGTGAAAAAACTATTCTCAGCCAAGTATTTCGAGAAGCTGATGGATTCAACGTACAAGATGCACAGATCATGGATGCGGAATTAAATCTGCGTGATGAACAGGGGCAGGTAAAAGATTATGTCAACTACTTCAAAGCAACAAAATTCTCCAAAGAAGAAGCAAACAGTCGAGGACTTTTGGCAAGAGCAACGGGCAAACGGGCTTACGCAATCGCAACTGGTGGATCGGATGAACTCATTACCGCCCATCGTAACGATCAAATCACAGACGCCGAAGCGGAAGCAGTAGCCCTTAACGCTCCAGGAAACACAGCACTACAAGCTGCCGGACTAAAGGCTTTAATAGACGGCTCTAAGGCTATCGAAGCTGTAAACGTGATGAAGGCTATCGAGGCTGTTGACCCGAATGCTGGAGGCGCCGGTCAGCAAGACAGTATGTTTGCATTTGATGACTCCGCAATGCAGACAGCCACAGCGATGTCGAAGATCGTCAGCAAGAAACAGCGTGAGATAACAGCAGATTTGAGCGCAATTACAGGCGCTTCTAAGAAGCCAGAAGTTGCGTCCAAATACGGCGTTGACGTCAAAGATGCCAATGCTCTTAAAGCTGTTATCGACGGTCTGAAGGCAGATCGTGTAGCGTGGGAGAATTGGCACACAAATCCTGAGTTGATAGCTGAAATCAATTCAGAAATGAACGGAGAGCCTGACCTTTTATCGATGGTGGTTAGCACTCGGTTTCCTACCGCCGTCAGAAATACCGAAGATCCTGTCAACAACACTCTAGTAAATAGTTACGATTCGTTTGTGGACTCTCCTGTGTTCTCAAAGAACATGATCCTAGTTAAGAAGTACACCAACTTAACAAAGCAGGAATCGATAAAGAAAGACACGGATGCGGCAGAAGCTCTTATCGAGCATGCAAAAGCAAACCTCCTATACTTGTTCGACCTAGTCCCAAAAAAGACTAGGGCAAGATCAAAGCTCTGGTACGTTGGCGCCAATAAGATCGCTAATGACTTGGCGAAAAAGTATTCTCGCGGCAACGAGCAAGTAACTCTAGCTCAAACTTCAGCGGTCCTAGCAAACCTGTCTCCGCAAAAAGATTGGTACATGAATGCAGACCTTGGTCGAAGAGTGATGGAGGTTTATCACGACAAATTTGATCAAGACTTTGATGCATCGATGTCAGCCAAAGCGAAACAGATTTACTTCTCAGGGTCTGCTAAAGCTAAAAAAGAAAACAAGGAGATGCTTGCAACTATAGGCACAAGGTCAATGGAAGAAATCTGGATTGACCAAAGTCTCAATGACATCGAAAAAAACCGCTTAACAGCATTTTGGATCAGGACATACGACGAAACTTATAACGACCGCTCCTACCCAATTGTATCCCCAGAAGGGAAAATGCTGAAGAACGCTCAGAACATTGACGGTTCTAACTCAAAGGTCGCGTGGGGTTCTTTGAACGAGATTTCCAAGGCGGTATCTGTTCTTAGGAACGGCGCTCAAGATAACATAACAACTTCTCTGGGTGCGGCTAATAAAGTAAGAAACTTTTACAACAATATATTTGATCCCAAGTCACAGTCAGGATTTGTGACGATAGACACTCACGCTGTAGCTGCCTCATTACTCAAGCCCCTTTCCGGTAACTCCTTAGAAGTAGCGCATAACTTTGGAGGTCAACACGAAAAGGGTCAACCTGGAGCCTCAAATAGTTCAGTCACGGGACATAACGGAACGTACTCTATTTACGAAGAGGCTTACAGACGAGCAGCTAAGGATCGAAAGGTTTTGCCGAGAGAAATGCAAAGCATAACGTGGGAAGCTGTTAGAGGATTGTTCAGCCCTGCTTACAAAAGCAACGAAGAAAACGTAAACTATGTCGAATCGGTATGGATGCAATACCGAAACAACAAAATAGATATCAGCAAGGCAAGGAGTCTAGTCTATGAGCATGCCGAAAGGATTCAACCACCAACCTGGGATGGACCCAACACTCGACTATATGATTCTCAAAGACAAAAAAATCGACAGGGAGACGTATCTGGAAATGGCGTACCCCGACAGGGTTCTGGACCCAACACAGTTACTGATGCCGGAAGAGGAACAGATGATACCGGAGTTTCTCCAGCTCAGTTAACAAGACCGTCCCAAGCACCAGAACCGGACCTACAAAACGCGGTCCAAGCCCGTATAGATCGCCAAATCACCGCGCAAGAATTAAACGAAATACAAGCCGAGAAAGGCAGATTCGTTCAGTCTCTGACCAGAGAGCAAGCTGAAAAAATAATCACCCTCCCGTCTGATGCGAAATCTATAAACGCATTAAGAAAGACAAGCAGAGAAAAGACAGGAAAGCCTAGCAAAGAAACCTTCTTCAATGCGGCTGACCTTTCTCCTGGTCAAAGGGTTGCTGGTCGTCTAGACATACCGGCAAACAACCCCGACAACAACCAGTTATCAGCAGACGAAAAAACCAGTGTTGTCACTATCCATGAACCCAGAGTAAACCCTAACGCTGGAGCGGCTGGGACAAGGCTGGGTTACGCCAAGACCTTGAGGATGACCAATGGTGTTTTTGGGGTTAATCAAAAAGCAGCGGCTGGAGTCGGCACCGGTAAAAAAAGTAAGACCACATTTGCAACGATAGAAGGTGGTTATGTTCCAGCTACTAACGAAGAGAACCTCGCGGCATTCTTAGACGCCATAGATGATCCAGAGTGGACTCAGGTATCTATGAACCCTAGAAAGCACAGCCACTTCTATAGGCTTGATGACCAGTACCCAGTTGTAACCTTTGAAGATGTAATTCAAGTCGGCAACTTTGTTATCGCAAAGAACGTGAACAAGGCTAACCTTCCCGAAGTTGATGACTTCCTTTACATGAAGCTTGAAGGTAGGCACACGCCAGGAATTGCTTTCAATCTCAACGATGAGGTTTTAGCCGAAAGACAGACATCAACCTGGCTAACCAAGTATTTCCCTAGAAAGCTTATAGCTGCCGTACAGGATAAGTTTGAAAGGTGGGAGACCGTAGAGAATTCGATGGCGGCAACTCTTGGTAAAGATAAGTTGGGTGCTGAAGAGTCATTCAGAGACCAAGAAAATCTAATGCACTCCAAGCTTCAAAAGATGTTGGAAGATTTTGGCGAAGAGTACATTACACCTCTTGCCGATTTAGCCAAAGAGTATGGTTTGAGCGCGGATCAAATTGGCGCTTATCTCTTAGCCAAACACGCTCCAGAGCGTAACGCTGAGATTAAAAAGCAAGAGCTGGAAAAAAGAGAGGTTGCAATTGCAGCTCTTCAGAAAGCGATTGAAGAGTCGGAATCCATAGCAACCACAACAACTCTTGAAGGTAAGTTAGAGATCCTTGAGGAGGCGCCGTTAAGGTTTCAAGATAACGGATCCGGTGTATCAAATACCGAGGCAGCGGAACTTCTAAGCGCAGCAGAAGAAGCGGGTACTGCAAGCCAGTTCGAAGAGATAGCGACACAAGTCTACAAGATGCTCGATGACATGCGACAGAACATGGTCGATAAGGGTCTGTTGGACGAAGAGTCCAAAAGGGATTGGGAGGAAACCTATGAGTTCTATGTTCCTCTTAGAGGGTTTAGAGAGCCAGCAGATTCAATAGTACCTGGAGGAAGCGGGGCTAAAGGTTTCAGCATCACCGGTCCAGAGTCGATGAAGGCTAGAGGTCGGCTCTCGCTACCAGAGAACCCCCTTCTAATGGCGTTTAAGAATGCCGGTGAAAAAATAATTCGAGCGGAAAAAAATGTAGTCGCCCAACGCCTTCTAAAGTTAGTAGAGCGGTTTGACTCAACAGACCAGAGGACGGGTTGGACGGTATACAACAATAAGTTTAGAGCGCCGTATCCCAAGGGGTCTAAGGAAGACCTGTTAGGGGAGACTATGCCTCTGAGAGACATGCAAAACGCCAAGATGTTGGAGTACCCCAACCTTCCAAGATTCGTTCAAGTTAAGCGTGGTGGTCAGACCTTCTTTATTGAGTTTAGAGACCCCGTTTTAAACGCCCAACTACATGACGCTAATTCGATGACATTGAATAGCGGAAACGAAGTATTGGACGGAATATTTAAAACCGGAAGAGCGATTAACAACTTCAGAAGAAAGATGATCATTAATTACAACCCTAGCTGGGGTTTAGTTAACCCAATGAGGGATGTCGAAACAGGGTTAGCTTTCCTCTTGGCTGAACAAAACAAAGTCGGTGGCAGGGTTAAGGATAAGGACTTAGTCGCCAATGTGTTCTTAGGATTTAAAGCTTCGTTCAAAGCTTACTACGACCATGAGCGAAATAAAGAACCAAACAGCGAAAAGCAAAAAGAGATATTCAAATACATAGACGAATACATCGCTGATGGTGCGCCTACGGGTTTGGCAACTATCAAGGATCTGGAGGAGCTTAGAAAAGACTTTGAGAAGGAGCTGGGTCCACAGCCTATAAAGATTGGTAACTTGAATATACCTTCGGCTATCGACACGAGAGTCAAATTCGGAAAGTACTTTGATGCTGCGACTGATTGGGTAGAGGCGTTCAACCAATCATCAGAAAACGCAATACGCCTGTCTACTTATATGGAGGCAAGAAAAGCCGGTATAGCTCGACAGGAAGCCGCTACTCTCGCGAAAGACTTAACCACTAACTTCAACCGAAAGGGAGAGTACTCCAGCCAGATTGATTCACTCTACTTGTTCTTTAATGCCGCGATACAAGGAAACGTCAACCTTAAAGACGCCCTGGTAGGCGCCGCTGCACCAGGAGACAAAGCGAAGCTCTTGGGAATTGCGGCAACCAGGCGATTGTTCTTCGGGCTAGTCGCCTTCGGTATCAGTAGGACGATAATGAACTTCATGTTCGCTGATGAAGATGAAGACGGTGAATCCAAATACAACGATTACAACCCCTACCAGCTCCAGACTTCAGCAACATTTATGGGTGGCGATTGGGCATTCGGTGTACCCCTGCCTTACGGATGGGGTTGGGCTGACAACATGGGGCGCCTTATTGGTGAGCAGCTAATGGGTGCCAAAGAGCCAGAGCAAGCCGCTGTTGAGGCACTTAATGTCACTCTTCACCACTTCTCTCCTAGAGGCTTTCATGCCGTTAAAGACGATACAGATAGTCTAGGTAATACTTTCCAAGCAGCGATTACATTAACGCCTGACGTTGGAGCGTTCTTCATAGAGCAAGTAGGAAACGTAAACTTCTTTGGTTCACCAATAGTAATGCCCACCCCTTATACGGACCAACCATCAAGCTCTGACGGTGCCTCAAAGCGAAGCACGATGGAAGGGTTTAAGAGTTTCGCTAAGGCTATCAACTCTTTAACTGGCGGCTCCCAACAGGTTAGCGGAGCTATCGACATGTCTCCCGATAGGTTGCAGCACATCTTTGATTTTGCTCTGGGAGGTCTTGGTCGGTTTGGTACTGATGTGGCAGACACTATTCAGAAGACCGCGATTCCAAAAGGTGAGGAATTGAAAGGTACTGACATACCAATATGGAGTCGCTTTTATTACAACCCCAGTGAATACAAGGATCAGTTCGAGTACTACGATAATCGCAGGGAGCTGGGTCAGGAGATGGATGGTTGGGACGCAGCGAACAGTCAGAGTAGAGAAACTCTAACAAAGAATCGTTCTCGCCAGTACTACACTCAACTGAACGCCAACCGAAAAGCGACCGACAAAAAGCTAAAGAAGAACCGGAAGGAAATTAGGGCTGTTGAATCTGCAATTGATACAGCGACAGGAGACTACGCTGCAAGGTTGCTAGAGAGAAAGAAAAAACTAAAGACCGACAACGAGCTTCTCTATGACAGATTCAACAAGCGATATCGCCAGTTAAAATGACAATTGAAGAAAGGATTCAAAGCTATGCAAAAAGTATTGACACAGATAATGACGGGAATGTCACAAGCTTGGAGATGGATCAAGCTCAAAGGATTATCGATATGGAGCTGTCTGAAGAAAAGAGTACAGCGCATAGAAGAATGGCTTCAGCGGCGATGGCTTCCATAGTCTTTTTCACTGCCGTACTTTTCACCCCGATGGTAGCCGTTGACCGAGTCACTGCATTAAGTGAATTGTTTGGTTTGTTCTACATATCCTGCGCCTCAATCGTCGGCGGTTATATGGGAGTTTCAAGTTGGATGTCGAAAAAGTAGCGCATGAATGTTCGCCGAATTAAGCGCAATAGTAGGAACCATTTCAGCGATAAATGGAGCCATCAACACACTCAAAGAAGGTAAAGCTAACGCTGCCGATGTCGGGCGCCTGATCGGAAAGTTTGGTGCTGCCAACGGAAAGCTTGACGAGTTCGAGCGAAAGAAGAAACTTCGAAGACCCCTCACTCCCGCCGAAGCGATGGATTTATCAATAGCTCGACGGAACACCGCCAACACAATGCGCCAATTAAAAGACCTGTGCTTAATGGCGGGTTGCATGGACGTCTACAACGATGCCGAGCGAATCCGGAAAAATAGTGAGCTGGACCAGAGAGTCTGGCTAAAAGATGTTGCCGTTAAAAGAAGAAAACGTAGGGAAAAAATACAGGGCATAGGGCTGACCCTGTTCTTCGTGGCGTCACTAGTGTTCTTAGGATGGGGTGGATACATCGTGTATCAGGGATGGCAACAAGCGAACACCAACTCCAGGTTAAACGATTTAAAAGAAAACCGTGAAATCATGCGAAACATCCGGCGGTGTGGCTACACCAAATGCTGAAACTGGTCTTCGCGTTAATCATAATAGTTGATGGCGTAGAGCAGCCTGACGTCTCTCACTGGAGGTCTATCTACCGGTGTAATGAGTTTAGTGAGGCTACAGAGAAAGGTCTTACACGCCCTCACAATCGCTGGAGATTGCGTAATAATTCTCAGGTAAATATCACGGCGTACTGCAAGCCGGTATACGTTTCAGACGATGTCGAAATTTACGATTGATTAGGTTTGATGCGTTTTGGGATTTAGTGCATCAAGCTAATTCACAACAAGAAAAAGATTTCGGGTTTAGCCCCCAAGGTAAGGACACCCAAAGCCAAACTTTTATACTTTTTCCCTCTCCCAGAGACGCTCGAACGCCCCTTAAACTTTTCTTAAACTGTCTATCTAGACCGCGACCTTGGGCAAAATTAGTGGCGTCAAATCTTGCAAGTGCATGTTTTAAAAGAGAAAAATGTTAGTGAGCCGCGACCTTGCCAAGGTCGAGGCCACGAGTTCGAATCTCGTTACCCGCTCCAATTCTTTGATTTATATAGAGTTTTTATTTTCCAGAAATCTGGACCCTAGCTAAAAAAATGAGGTCGCGGTCTAACTTTTTCCCCTTTTCGCTGTATACACATACAGCTATTTTAAATACTAAACGAAGCTGTAATATCCGAAGCTTCCCTGCTTTCGTTACTCGTTACATGTTGATAAATGAGCGTAGATTTCATATCGGAATGACCCATCAAAGTACTGATCACCGGTAAACTTACGCCCTCTCTTCTTAATGTTGATGCCGCTCCGTGTCGAATAGAATGGAAAACAAATTCGCTAGGTATTCCTGCACGTTCTCGCGCAAGTCTCCATTGCCTATTAACCAAACCAGATCGACCAAAAGGCTTCCCAATATATCTACCGGCATCCTGCACAAAAACGTATTCAACAGGATCTAACCAGGAGAACTTTTGCTGCAAGGCGTAACCACGTTCAATGTTTCTTTCAATGACTGCTCTAGCATCAGAATTTAACGGTCTCTCAAATGGCAAACCGTTCTTCATGTGATGTGACTCAATAGTGATAAAGCTTAGATCACCAGAAACCTGTGATATTTTCAGATTAGTCACATTCGTATTACGCAGTTGCGTATGCCAGCAAAGAAGAAGCATTTCTGCTCGAAGAGGGTTTTGCCCACCCATTGATTTTAATTCGTCATGCATTCGACTAATCACCTCTGGTTGAGGAAAATACTCTCTTCGTCTTTCTTTACGCTTTGACCACTTGGGGAAATTTCTTACTATCTTTAGCTCATTCACCGAAAAGTTCATTACGGCATTATAGACAGAGGCATAGTTGTTAACGCCTCCCTCTGACATTCTTCTGCCGTTCTTTACAGTTTTTGATCTTAGACTACTGATCATCTTGTCAACATCGCGCTCTTTGACATCTTCAATCTGCTTGTTTCCCCAAGCTTTTTTAAAAAATTCTCCGTACCCGTGATCCTTTTTACCTTTGTCTCTACCGTTTCTCGATGGCGTTTCTAGCCATTGGTTTACAGCAAACGCAAAAGTAGTATTACCTTTTCTATTTCTCATAACCTCTCCATGGTGATTTGCACTCACAGAGATTTGACGCAATTCCAAATCTATCATTTTCATTCTTCCTTGTCGAAATATATGCGCGGGATCCAGTACTTATTCGCCAAACCCCCTAGTTTCTTGGTTTCTTTATCGGCTTCCCGCTCTGGGAACTCCATGACCATCCGGCAATTCTTGCAAAGATTTTGGTAACTTGGAGTGAATTGCTCTGGGTCTGTCTCGTCACATTTTCTACACTTGCTCACAACGGCTCCTTGTTGGTCTGGGTCGATACAAGAGACAAATGCAAGGAGTTCACATCTCCTCGGGGCAACTCTCAAGTATCGTTCGTGCCATAGCACCGCCAGCCCAGCCTAGCGAGGAGGGTGTTGCCCCTTTTATTTTTTAGTTGAGATGATGTCATCCCTAAATATCTGCACATTTTTCGGAGCTGATATCTCTACTTTTGCTTGAGCTATCAACCGTTTCTTTTGTGATCGATCACCTCGTTGGCAGAGGTTGCAGTACGGCACTGCCGTAGCCCACGATTCACTGATCCCTTTTAGCTTTACGCTTACGCCATCTCTGATTTCCAGCGTCTCTTCGATCCCGATGCTTGCCTCGGTCACCCCTTCGATATTTCTTATGTTGATTAGTGCGCTTTGTCGCTCCAGGTTCTCCACCTTTCGAACCCAAACTGTGTCGGTAGCTGTCGCTTCCATATCAGCTCGGTCAAGATGTTCCCCTAGATAGATTCGGGTATTCGCTGCTCGGGTTATTCGTAAGCTCATCTAGCTCCTTTAGAATGGAATGTCTTCATCATCTTCAAATGGATCGGCTGGTGCCTCACCAAAACTTTCTGGCGCCGATGTGACGGTCTGATTAGTGTCTTTGAATTTCTTATAAGTGCCGACTTCTTTTATCCAGTGTTCCTGTACGTTCAACTGTGGAGTACCGTCCAACTTCTTAGACTTGTACCCCTTGACGTTCATTCGAGCTACACCTGACTCGCTTACAGCGACACCCTGGCTCAGGTATTCGATGAAGGTTGCATCGACGTTAAAATAACCATCGTAGTCAGGCGCCGCTTGAGTTTGTAGCCAATCAGCACCAATCTCAGCGCCCTTAGCTTCCATCCTAGCTTTCTCCTTTGCCTTGTCAGCAGGAGTGATAGGGTATAACCGACCGTTGCCACCATGTATTTCAAAATTAGCCATTCGTTATTTCCTCCAATTCAATTTTCGTTACTTGCTTCACACTTTTTTTGTCGAACTTTGTTGCGTCCAACCCCAAATCTTTAATCCGTTCTTTACCGCCAATGGCTTCGAACGCAGCCTTGAAATCGAATGACGGTTTGTTGATGGCGATGTGTACCTTCAACTTGCCATTGGTAATGTTTTTGCTGTGATTCGCTTTCAGTTTATTTTTTAGATCGCTGATCTCTTTGGTGACTGTTTCCAATCCTTGAATCTGCGTCCCGCTCTTTTCTTCGATATCGGCTTCGAGTGCAGCCTTTCGTTTCCATTTGGTGTACAGCTCATCAAGAGCAGCATCACCATCAACTCTGTGACAATGATCCTTGGGATCTAAGTATTTTTTTCTAAGCTCAGGATCCTGATGCTCGGAGTGAATGAAGTTGTGCCACGCTTGAAATAGATCGACACGACGGATCTCACCATCGCGGGGCTGGGGCAAGAAAGAACCAGACACTTTTTGATGAAGCCAGCTCAACTTGCGTATCCTGACGCCACAGATTTTTTCCATGAGCGCACCGCATCGTCGTACTTTTTTTCAACAAGCTGTGAGACATCTTTCATTACGTCAACGAAATCTAAGCCTATCGTCGCCCCACTATTCTTCAATTTGGGGTGCATAATAAGATGTCCTTCCACCTCCTCTGTGTTAGCAACTAATACACCAATCACCATTAGCTGACCGCTTAAAGATTCTGGTTGATCGTGATCAATCGCTTGTTGTGCTGCATGAAAAACGCGCAAACGTTTTGCTCCATAAACATGTTTCATTTCTTATCCTTGAATTTCGTGAGAAAAATACTCGCCGCGAACAACCTCTTCGTGCTTAAAGACGTCTTCACTGATGTAGCAAAAGTAGTGACAGACATCGAGGTCCAAGACCTCTAGCTGCATCCTGATTTGCCAGAGGTACATGGTCTTAGCTGGATCTTTGATACTGTAAGTCTTTCCTTTTCCGTGACCGTTGAAGGGACACTTGATTTCGATACAGGCGTCTAGACCTATCAGCCCGTCAGGTGAGGCTCGAAGGAAGGGGTAATCTGGATGTGCTATTGAACCAGTAGGCTCAACCACTAAGCCTGTGAGTCGCTCGAATCTGTCGATAGCGATAGGTTCGTGCTTCGTTCCCCAATCGGTGAACTGGTTGCCCTTAAATTCGGATTCGGCGCCAGACAATGCGCGTACTGATTCTCGCACCACATCCAGTGGCTTGGAAAACTTATGCTGACGTTCGAACGCAGCGCAGTTTGAAGAGTTAATTTTACCGGCTCGTTCAATGAGCCAACCTGGTTCGCCTTGCTTAAACATTTTTAGCCTCCATGAGTGGAGCCATGTCTTTGCGAAACTTGTCCATTCGCCGCTTAAAGTTTTTATCAACGAGACCGCGATTCTCCAAGCCCTTTTGAATCTTCGTAATCTTCACTTCAAGCCCGTTCCAAGTCAGTGGAGGGTCTGCCTTTGCCGCTGCGAGAACCCCTTCCATGTAGGCTTTTAGCTTTTCAGCGTCAGTTAATTCGACAACTACTTCATCGTTCGCGGGGACCAGAGAGACAACGTTGTTCGTTGGTTTGCTTTGTTGATACTCCTGCGACCACAGTCTCCAGAACAAACCAAGTTCGCCCAGTGCTTTGCACCTAACTCGCATTTTAGATTTGTTGATATCGGTCGCATTTGGATTAACGATAGCCTCGTACTGACTATTCATCACAGGTAACGAAGCTTGGTGAGTTATACCGGACACGTTGATGTGCAGTTTTACTTCCGCCGTGCCATCTGGAAAGAACCAAGCATCACTGCCCTGATCATCTGTGATGTATTCCCAGTTGATGTCGAGAGTGGTTTTGGCATTAGGGTTTTGTGCGGTCACGAAAGTATCCATCCAATTGACGTATTGGATGTCGCCTTCAGTTTCTAGCTTCGCAGGAATTTTTACTTTGTCGTAGATAGCCCAGAGTTGGGACTTTGATATAGTTTTATCGTTCATTTAACAGTCTCTCCTTGAGTAGAGTGACTATCTCATGCTTTTAACGCCTTGACAACATCTTTAAACCACTTTGGGTTAAAAGATTCATTTCATCTAGGCGACTACGTTAGTCCTGTCAGGTACATTTCGACGCGAGAGTACTTCATGTGAGCTTTTATTGAGTCCCTCTTCGTTTATCCCCAAAGTGGGGTGCCTAGAGACAGAGTGCATGACGCATTTCTCCATTCGGTCGCCATATTTTAAATGGGTGTTTCTTCCGTATCTGACAAAGCCAACCTCATCAAACGCTGCGTTGAGGCGATTGATGCTATCAGTAAATTCCTTAGTGCGAGTACCTTCGGGGAAAACGTGCCAATTAAAGGGAAACATGTGTGAGAAAAGCTCAACTCCTTTGTGCGAGAATCGACAATAAGTTTGATTGCCGGTAGCTCTGACCTTGCCCCACTGAGCCTTGTAAATTTTCAACAGGCGAGGGTCCGCAAACTGAAACGTGTTCATTGACATGTTTTCTACGTTATTAAAATCTATGCCAGGAAAACTCTTCGTAAACTTGTCTTTGGCGTTGGAGGACATCATGCATATCTCGAAATCGTCATCGAGAAGGCTCCAGCCTGTTGCTAGAGAGTTATTAATGCTTTCAAATATCGTTATGGTCTCCTCTTGAATGTTCTTACTGGTTTCTGCCTCTTGATTCCCGAGAAATTCTTGTAATTTTTCAAGGATGATACTGTCTGACAAAGCGCCTTCACCAACTTCTGACATTAGATTACTCCATTAATTTATAGCCCTTTCCGATTCGACGTAGCTGTGGATAAAATCAAGACTATCCACTGCGCTAGAGCCAGGTTCTCTTAAACTTTTAAGAATTATTTGAAATACTTTCACAAACGTAACTGAGTTTAGCGGATGCGGTCGCTCTAAAGTGGTTAGTGATTCCTCAAATTCTTTTGACTGAAGAACGGCGTCAACGACAGTCTGCATCTCCTCCAATTTTGGAGAGTTACTTCCGAATTCGCTTTGCTCTAGGCTAATCCACTCAACTAAATCGAGCTTGTACTGTTTGCAGAATTTGTGAGCCAGCTCAAGGTCTCGCGGCAAACTTCCACGCATCCAGCCTTGTATTGATGACATCCCACAGCTCAAAGTTTTACTGATTTCTGTGGCTCGTCCATACCGCTGGTAACCATGATCAGTAAGCTTTTGGTCTAACCACTTCGCTCGACGCTTCTTTACGTCGTTGGTCGCGTTAGATCCTCCTGTTGTGTTCATACACACCTCCTTGTTTTTGTATCCTTGCGAAAACTAGCACTATGTAACTCGATTTAACACTCTTTTCGGATAAACCTCCTATTTTTTCGACAGATTGACGCTAACTCAATCTTTTGGTTGCGTTGCTTGCATTGAACTAGATCATCTGACACAGTTGGTCTTATCAAGGAGTGATGAATGATTTTTAAAAGCAACCACAAACGTGATTTCACCGTACTTCCGAACAACCTCATTCGAGGTAACAGCACCGATCCGAACAGTCGAGCAGACAACCTCACAGCAGAAGGGCTGGGCATCTTAGCCTATCTACTGAGCCATCAAGAGGATTGGCAAGTCTGTGGAAAGCAGATGGCAGCGCACTGGTCCATATCACCCAACAAGGTTACCAAGATCACCACCCTGCTTGAAAGCGAAGGTTATCTCAAGCGTGTTTATAGGAAAGATCGTGGTCACATTTGGGATTGGATCGTGACCGATACACCACATGACTTCGGTGAAGATCGCAAAATTAGGGATCGCATTTTTGAAGATCGCAAAAACAAGGATCGCAAATCTTGTGACCAAAGAAGTACTAAATCTTTAAAAGAAAAACTAAAGACTAAAGAAAGAAAAAAGGACATCGCCGATATCACGGGTTACATCAACCTGTCTGACGCAGTAACCCTTTGCCCTGATAGGGTTCCTCTAAAGCCGTGGACCGATTGGCTTACCGGCAAGACAACGACTAAGAAAATCTCCTCGCGGCAAGTCAAAAATGCCCACGCACAATTCCAGATCCTGAGAGACGCCGGTCTTAAAAACTTCGAGCAAGCAGTCGCGATTGCAAACAGCAAGGATTGGAAAAGTATCCAACCCCACTGGGAGCAGATCAAAAACCTGATCAGTGCCAGCACCTACGAAGAGGGTGTTAAGTAATGGAAATCGCAACTCTCAGCACCCTCGTTGCTCAACATGCCCGATCACTTTGCCGCGAGCTTTTACCGGACGGCACCATCGAAGGGAACAACTACCGAATAGGAGATGTGTACGGCGACAAAGGCAAGAGCATGTCTATTCGTTTAGACGGTCCCCAAGCGGGGGAATGGAAAGACTTCGAGTCGGGTGACGGTGGAGACCTCATTGACTTAGTGAGTAAGCATCTTGGAATTCCCATCAAGGATTCGATGGAGTGGCTGAAGCGCCGGTACGGAATTAAGGATGACACGCCACGGCAGATCAGCAAAGTTTTAAAGCAGAAAAACGTTAACGAACCAACGGTGCCATCGCAATCGAATACCGGTGAGCTTCATAAGTTTTTAGAGAAGAGAGGGTTCAGAGACGTTGGTGAAATCTGCGCGAAGTACAAAATTCTAGAGACGGAGGATCTTGGAGCTGGAGTTGATTGCGTTTTTAGATTCTTTGACCAAGACCGAAAGCTGACTTTTGTAAAAAACAAACCGCTCAACTATGAGTCCCATCCTGGGACATGCCATCAAAAAGATTTAAAGCAGATCCTACTGGGCTGGCACACATTTCCCATGAATTCTCGAACACTCTGGCTGGTCGAAGGTGAGATGGACTATATCGCCGCGACAGAGCTGGGGTTCCCTGCCCTTTCCCTTCCAATGGGAAGTAACGGGATGAACTGGATTGATACCGAATGGGAGAATCTAGAGCTGTTCACTGAGATAGTGATAGCGACCGATCAAGATGACGCCGGACACAAGTGTGCAGACACCATCGCCAAACGATTGGGCGAACGATGCATGAGAATCAATTTCCCAGCGAAGGATATCAACGATCTACTGATCGACCACGGCATGGACGTTGCGAAAAGCATCTTAAAGGATGCCTACGAAAACGCTAAGTGGACCGACCCCTCGTCTCTTCAGAACGTAGGGAATTTTGCTGATGAGGTCGATGCTTTTTTTGATGCAGCAGAAGGTGAACTGACCGGATTCGCCAGTGGTTGGGACAAGATCGATGAAGAGGATATTCGTTTTCGATCAGGCGAATTGTGGGGCGTCTCAGGCATCAACGGATCTGGTAAATCGATGTGGCTAAACCAGCTCTCGCTCAACGCCATTAACCAGGGAAAGAAAGTACTCATCGCCAGTATGGAAATGACACCGCGCTACACGCTCGGGCGAATGATGCGGCAAGCAACAGCTCAACGGATACCGGCAAAAGAACATCGCGGCAAGACGCTAGATTGGTTATCACCAAACCTCTGGTTGTTCGTTGACACGCTTACCCCGAAACCGGATGACCTTCTAAAAGTATTTGAATATGCATACCGTCGATACGGCATTGACGTTTTCATTATCGACAGCATGACTAACCTGGTTCGCCATGATGACTACCAAGGTCAGCAAGTCCTAATGGAGAAGCTGGTCAACTTCAAGCTGGCATTCAAGACCACCCTATTCCTAGTAACTCACGCCCGTAAGGGTGAGAGCGAAGCGAAGGCTCCAGGTAAATTCGACGTCAAAGGTTCTGGCGCCATTACTGATTTAGCTGACGGGTTTATGAGCGTTTGGAAGAACAAAGCGAAGGCTGAACATCTGAACATCTGTAAGCAGACCGGCGCCATCCCTGATGAAGAATGGGTCAAAAAGAGTGACGTCATTGTTGAGGTTCTCAAGAACCGTCACGGCATGTTCGAGGGGCGTTGT